GAAGTCTATCTTCTCGTCTTCGTTTACCTCTGCCGTCCGTACATTCTCAAAGGGGCAGTGACGCACCTTGGAGATAGTCGTGCGGTCGATGGAGTACACCACCTCAAGCGCGAACCCGCCTTGTATCTTAAGGTCTAGGCAAGCCTTGCGGACTTCATCTTGCAAGCCCCACTCCTCAATTTTTAGACGCGCTTCGAGGGTGTCAGCCTGTACGCCGTCGCCAAAAATCATATACGCGATTGACGTGCAGAGAGCGTTGTGCGTGGCGCTGCTCTTATACAGGTCAATTAAGTATTGAGGGAAGAGATTGTCATTGCCGTAAGACACCCACCCTTGGTTAGATGGCCGCTCGGCGTATGACCGCTCTTGGTATTCTTTGAGTTTGAGTAGTTCCATGTCACTCGTAATATATTACGTTATCGGGAATTGTAACCGTGGGGATGGTCCATGCGGCCTCATCACTTAATTTGACCGTACCTATCTCACAGACTCCCACGACGCTTGAGTCTTCGGGGTCGGTGTTGTCCTCTGAGTTTTGGCCGTACACCTTGTAGGTGTAAAGTCCCGAGTTGGGTAGCAAAACGCCTCCGCCCTCGGGGTCTGCCTCAGCCGTGGATATACCTACCTTGGTGTACCTCTCGTTATCTACTGAGACATTGAGCACACAGGCCACCACCTCGGCGGTTGCTTGGTTGCTGATGGTCATCAGATAGTGCGTAAAAGACGGCAAAAACTTGCGAGCCTGAAAGGGCGCAAGGTATGCGAATTGGTTGCCCGTGTTAGGTAGGAGGTGAATCATGCGTAGAGATAAAAAAGGGGAGAGCCAACGCCCTCCCCCTCCTTGTAACAATAACGGCCTAAGGTTGGCCCGGTATTTCGTTAGCCTTACGGTGCAGCCGTGATGGTAATCTCGGCGCCGTCGGGTACGTTAGCTGTTACAGCCAAGAAAGGAGCTGGGCTCACTTCTTGTGCGGAGAACTCCAACGTGAAGCCGTTTTGGTCGCCTGCGGCCTGACCCGTTTGGGCAGTACCTCCGGAGACTTCAACGCCGTTCTTGTGTCCCACGACAAACCAGTTGTCGTTGTTGTCCTGAACGAGGACAGCCATGCGGCCCTTCACGAGGTTAGAGATTTCTGCAATGTCTCCAACGGCTGCCTTGTTAAAGGTGACGGAGCAAACTTGGTCGAAGAAAACCGTACCTGCGGCAAGGTCGGCGGTGATGGTCTGCGTGAGAGACCCGCTGCCACGCGTCATATCGTAAGTCTTGAACGTGACCGCTGTAGTAGCGTCTGCGACCTCGCCGCTGACGATGGGGTCCCAAAGTCCGTCAACCCATTCTGCCGCGTAGATACGCTTGATGCCTCCGAGAGCGTCTTTACAACCTACTCCCCGGCCTGTCAATGTAAGAGTACAACCCATGTTGTTGAGTTTTAGGGAGAGTCCGGGAGGCCCGAAGGCCCCCCGTTATCTCGGTTAGTTATTAGCTAGTGCGACGAACGCAAGCCATAGAAGCCTCGTCCACAATCTGAGTACCTCCGTCGAACATCATGAGGATGCGAGTAAGGTCTGCTCCGGTTGTGTTGCGGAGGTCAATGAAGCGAGCCTCAACGTGGTCGGTCAAGACGTTAGTTCCGAAGTACAAGTTGTCTACGCGAGAGGCCAAGAGCGTATCGTTGGGGAATCCAGCGGGAGTGATAATCTCGTATCCGAGGTAGAACTTAGCCTGAGCTGTAGCCAACACAGGGTTGTTGTTGTTAGCGGCCAAGAATTGGAAGTAGAGCTGGAAAGACTTGCGGCTCATGTAAATTTTGGTGCTGTCTTCGCCAATCAATGCGCTTGGCAAGTTAGCCACCAACGCTGCGAGGTGAGTAGCAATACCCGTGTTCGCGTCGGCGTCGGCTGTGAAGGCTCCGGCAGCTGGGACTTCGTGAGTACCTGCTCCGGCGACGTATGCGCTCATGATAGAACCAAACAAAGAACCGGCACCACCACCTGACGTAGAGCCGTCGGTGTGGTTGTAATTGCCGCGCCAGATGTTCTTTTCGACATCTTCAGCAACGCGAGAGGCCACGTACTGAGCGAGGTACTGTTCGTAATCACCGGGAACGCCAGCGTAGTTGCCGCGCATCTGAGCCGCTGCCCAAGTTTGGGCGAGCTCGTGGTTACAGATTTCCTCGTTCACCTGCAACTCGGTCAAGGTCAACTGCACATCAGAGATGTCCAAAGAGCCGTTGGCTGCGAAGTCACAAGAGCGAGCCTCCACGGTGCCGCCTGACACCTTGCGGAGGTTGGTCTTGTAGCGAACGTTGTCAAGGACAGAACAGTACCCGTTCGCGATGGTATCTGCGCTCAAAATTGCGGGAGCAACGAAAGGAACGGCGGCCGTTCCTGCGTAGTTGCTCACTGTGAATGTCATATCAGCCATGCTGAATTATTTAGAGAGTTGATTTGCAAGAGCACGGACGCGCTCTTCTACTGTCATGTTTGCGAGGTCGAGCTTTTCGACCTGTTTAGCTGGGGCCTTGTGCTTGAGTCCGGGCTCTGCCGCAAACTTCTGCAACTCCTCCAACTTGGCGTTGGTCTCTGCCAATGCCTCTTTAAGTGATTCGAGCTCCGTCTTTTCGGGCTTGTCTTCGCTCAATTCTACCTCTACCTCTTCGGCGACCTCTTCGGTTGCTTCCACGGCTTCGGTGGTTTCTGTCATCTCTTCCTTCTCCTCTTCCTTGGCCTCCTCTTCGATGACCTCTTCTTCTGGCTGGGCGTACACCTCAGCCACGGCTGCGGCGATGGCCTGAGCCAACTCCTCGCCCAAGTCGGGGAACTTCTCGACCAACACGGCCAAGACTTCCTCTTGGTTAAATTCTACTTTCATATCTGTGGTTTGTTCCTCTTCCGAGGCGAGTTTCTTTTTGCCCTTCTTGGGGGGGTCCTTTGGTGCTGGGTCCTTTGGCGCGGGTGCCTCTTTGCGCTTGGTGGGCTTGGTGACGTCAATGTTAGGCTTGGCGTCGATGCCTTTGGCGTCGGGCTTTCCCTCATTCTTTGCGTCGCCGCCTTGGGGCTTTGTAACCTTGTTCACCTTGCCCAAATCGCCAATAGACAATACACCGCCGTCTGCCAGTGTGTAATCTCCGGGAGGGAGGGGGATGCGCTCGCCCTCGTCGTTGATGATGTACGCCTCTTCACCTTCTGCGAAATCTTCGCCGTCGGTGTAGATGACCGTGCCGTTTTCCAATGCCGCTTCTGCCATGTCCACACGCAAAACCTCCTCTGCTGTGAGGTTGACGTTGAACCTGTTGAAGACTTGTTGTACCCGTTCCTTGATAGTCATAGAGTGCCTTTTTTTGTATAAGTTTTTGCTACCCTTATTCCTGAAGTTCTCCGAGTTCTTTTTTTAGAGCGGCAAAGAGTTCCTCCTTGAGTTTGGACTCGGCCCAGCGAAGACCCGCCTTACCACCCCACAACAGATACGAGATGGTGCCGCACGCGTTGGTGTCGTTCTCGTCGTAGTATTCAGCCGCACGAGAGAGATAGGAGGCCATGCGTTTTACGGTCTCCAAAGAGACGGGCTCACCTTGTGCCAGTTGCTGCGCCCTCACCTTACCCGTCTGCGTGGCGCACTTGTTCCCGTTCTTCTCGTTCAGCTCAATGCCCCTCTTTGCGTTGTTGCGTACTGCGTCGGGATAGTCGCTGTACGACTCCATAACAACCCGCGTACCTGACTTCGTGCGGCCGTCCTGTTTTACGATGGCCTTTGCAAGTTCTGCGAGCATCTCATTCTCTGCGTTCTTCTTCATCTTGTCGACGAAGTAACCCTCAATGGAGAAGCCCTTTACCTTGCCCTCCTTCACCCACTCTTGCCAGATGGCTTCGTTGTCCACCTTGACGGCTACCATCCACGTACCTACGGGTACATCTAAGCCGTAGTACTTGCTCTTATCTTTCTCCTTATCCTCGACCATCCACGATTCTACCACGGTGAGCCCGTGGATAGTGTGCTCATGTTCTAGGGTGTGGCTCTTGGTTGCCGTGCTTGAGGTACAGCTCTGCCGCCTTGCGAACGGTGCTCTTGGAAAAGTACACGTAGAACTCATCCTCCCCGTTCTTTCTGTAGATAGGCCTGTCAGGGACAAGGGCCGGTCCAATTAGGATTCTCTTGTCTGCGTCTGCTTCTGCAAAGTTTACGCGCTGCTCTTTGAGCGCGATAAAGTCCAGCTCGATGGCGGGACGGTCTACGAGGCTGATGGCGTCAATGCCGTACAGCTCCGCGTCTTCGTCGATGATTAATTCTACAATTCTCATAATGTGGCTTGTTGTTGAATCTTGAGGTTTGCTTGTTGGGCGGTGGTGACGTTCTCACTAATAACGAACGCCTGTTGGGGTTGTGATGTGGTAGCAATGTCACCCAAGAACGAAAGGTCGAGCACTGGGGCGGCAGGGGCTTGGGTGGCTTCGGTGGCAGCGGCGGAAAGTGCAGGGGCTGGAGCGGGTGCCGAGGCCGTCGCGCCTCCGCCAATGGTTTGGCTTTGGATGCTCTTCACCTGTGCCAAGCCTGAAGCGATGGCGGCCACGCTTGCGGCGGTACCCAAGGCAGGGCCCACCAC